TCGCAGGTCGTCTGGCGTGACATGGAGTCGCGGTCGCTGGCGCAGTACGCCGACGCCTACGGCAAGATGGCCGCGCAGCTCGGGTTCCCGCCGGAGATCCTGTGGGAGAAGATCCCGGGGTTCACGCAGGAGGACATTGCGCGGGCCCGCGATCTCGGTCCGCAGACCGACGCGCTGGCGCAGATCGCCGCCGGCCTGAACCGCCAGCAGGTCGCCGCCGCGTGACGCAGGACGAGGAGGATCTGACCCTGGCCGCTCAGGCTGCGGTCGCCACGATGGTCGCTCGCGTCGAGCCTGATGCGGTGCTGGTGCGGTTCGTCGTCCTCGCCGAGATCATCGGCGCGGACAGCGACCGTGCGGTGTGGATGGCGACGGGTCCTGACCAGCGCGTCTGGGACACGCTCGGGCTACTGGAGTACGCCCGCGCGATCCAGTACGCCGCGGTCGCCAACGACCCGGGCGACGACTGACGTGGCAGTCACGGTCGCCGGCCGCCGCCTGACCGAGTCGCACCGGCTGGAGCAGGTCGCACTCCAGGCGTTCATGTCAGCGGTGATGATCCGGCTGGCTCCGATGATGTCCTCGACCCCGGAGGCGTGGGCGGTGTCGGCGCTGGTCATCCTGTCGGAGCTGCGCCGCAGGTCGGCGGATGCCGCCGCGCGGTACGCGTCGGAGTTCCGGGTGGCCGAGGTCGGTTCCCCGAGGCTGGTGAAGCCGGTCAGCGAGGTGACCGCGGCGGTGGCGACGTCGCTGCGGGTCACCGGCCCCGTGACGCTGCGGAGAGCGCTGGCCCGGGGTGCGACGGTGCAGGAGGCGATCAGGGCGGCTGCGGCGTCGTCGGCTGGCGCTGCGGCCCGCCACGTCGCCAACGGTGGCCGCGACACGCTCCTCGCCGCCGTGGCAAACGACCCGCAGGCGACTGGTTACGCGCGAGTCACGGACGGCAACCCGTGCGCGTTCTGCGCCGCCCTCGCGTCACGGGGGACGGTGTACCGCTCCGAGATGCGCGCGGACTTCCCCGCGCACGACCGCTGCGGCTGCGTGGTGGAGCCGTCCTACCGGGGCAGCAAGCCTCCCGGCCGCTCCGACGAGTTCCGAGACCTGTGGCGCGAAGCCACGCAGGGCCAGTCAGGAGCCGACGCGCTGCGCGCGTTCCGGCGGGCCTACGAGACCTCCCGGCCGTGAGGGCTGGGCGCACAGAAAGACGGCCGCGATGGTCGACGAGACCGATCCGAAGGACCCGCCGGCGGACAAGCCGGAGGACGACACGCCCGACCCGCCCGCGACGGACGACGTCGAGTCACTGCGGAAGGCGCTGGCGAAAGCCAACGACGACGCGAAGAAGCACCGGCTCCGCAACAAGGAACTCGAACCCCTGGCCGCAAGGGCCAAGGAGCTTGAGGAGGCCGGCAAGACCGAGCAGCAGAAGCTCTCCGAGAAGCTGGCGGACGCCGAGAAGGCCGGAGCCAGCACCGCCGGGGAGCTGCTGAAGCTCCGCGTCGCGCTGCGCAAGGGCCTCACAGAGAAGCAGGCCGCCCGCCTCGTCGGTGCTACCGAGGAGGAGCTTGAGGCCGACGCCGACGAACTCGTCGCCACGTTCGGCGGCGCCGGCACCACCCCGCCCCCCGGCAGGCCGCGTGAGCGGCTGCGCGGCGGGTCGGACCCGGGTGACGAACCCGGCGAGACAGATCCGCGCAAACTCGCTGCGCTCATCCCGCGCTACTAGATCCCCGCCAGGCCCGCCCACGGTGGCCGAAGCGGTCCGACCCAACCTGACTTAGGAGGTCACCGTGGCAAACGCATTCTTGAAGGCCGAGAAGGTCGTCGACACGTCGCTCGGCGTGTTGGAGCGCAGCATCGTCCTGCCGCGGCTGGTGTGGCGCGACGCGATCGTCGACTTCACCGGCGCCAAGGGCGACACCGTCTCGATCCGGCTGCCCGCCTACACCACCGCGCGGACCCGTGTGATGCGGTCCGCGACGCAGATCACGGTCGACGAGCTGTCGGAGACCAAGGTCGACGTCACCCTCGACACCCACCTCTACAAGGCCATCGGGGTCAGCGACGAGGAGTTGACGCTCGACATCGTCGACTTCGGCCGCCAGGTCATCAACCCGTCGATGGACGCCATCGGCCGCGGGCTGGAGGACGCGCTCGTCGCTGAGATCGCCGCGGGCACCTACCAGACCACGATCACCTCGTTCTCCACCGACCCGGGCCTCAAGCTCCTCCAGGCCCGGAAGGCGCTGAATCTCGCGAACGTCCCGATGGACGGCCGCGTCCTCGCCGTGGGCGCCGACATGGAGCTCGTTCTGCTCGACGAGGACAAGTTCGTCAAGGTCAACGAGTCGGGTTCCGACGACGCGCTGCGCCGCGCCATGATCGGCAACATCTACGGCTTCGACGTGGTCAGCGTCCCGTCGCTGTCACCCACCGAGGCGTACGCCTTCCACCGCACCGCGTTCCCGCTGGTTGTGGCGGCACCCGAGGTGCCCGCCGGGGTCGCGTGGGGCACCCGCCGCGCCTTCAACGGCCTGACGCTGCGCACCCTGCGCGACTACGACTTCGTCAACGTTCGCGACCGGCTGCTGACCGACGTGTTCGTCGGCACCTCGGTCGTCAACGACCAGGGGTACTTCGACGCGGCGGGTCGCTTCCAGCCGTTCACCGGCACCGCCGGCGCTGCGGTGACGATCACCACCTCGGCCGCGGCCGACGACATCGTCGACACCACCACGGCGCACAACTTCGTCGCGGGCGACCGGGTCGTGTTCACCGCCCTGACCGGCGGCACCGGTCTGACCACCAACCGCGAGTACTACGTCATCGCGACATCCCTGGCCGCGCAGACGTTCCGGGTCGCCGACACCGTGGGCGGCGCTGGGATCAACTTCACGACCGACATCACGGCGGGCACGGTCCGCAAGGACGGCACCAGCCTGCTGGTCCGCGCCGTGAAGCTCACCTACTGACATCTGACGGCCGAGGAGGTCGCTGATGGCTTCGCTCGCTTCGATCAGCGACCTCCAGGCCCGCCACGACGTCACCGACGAGGTACGGGCGCAGGCCGCGCTCGACGACGCCTCGAACCTGATCGCCGCGGAGACCCACAACGCGTGGGTGGTCGGCGTGGCACCACTGGGTGCCGTGAACTCCCACCTCGTCCCGCTCGACGTGGACGGCCTGCTGACCGCGGTCCCGTCGATCGTCGTCACCGTCTGCTGCGCGGTGGCTGCCCGGGCGCTGCGTAACCCGCTCGGCGTGCTGTCGGAGCAGATCGACGACTACACGGTGCGCCACGCCGACGCGGGCACCGGGGTCTACCTGACCAAGGCGGAGCGGCGGATGCTCGCCACCCTCCGCACCGCCTCGGGTCTGTCGTCGATCGGGGTCACCCGTGACATCCCCGGTTCGGCGACCACCTACCTCGACACCTACTACCCGTCGCTCGGCCGCGCGGGTGAGCCGATCCCGTTCGAGGCGCTGTGACAGTCGCCGCGCTGGTCGAGGCTGGCCGCGCCGCCGCCGAGGCGCTGATGGTCGACGCCTGCACGATCACCCGCGCAGGCGCGGCCGGGGCGTTCAACCCGATAACCGGCGGCTACGGCTCGTCGTCGTCGTCGGTGTACGCGGGGAAGTGCCGTGTGCAGATCCGCTCGGCGTCCGTCTCCACCCCGGAGTTCGGCGGCCAGGCGGTCGTTGTGCAGCAGGTCGAGCTCCAAGTGCCCATGAGCGTCCTCGGGGTGCGGCCGGGTGACACGGTGACGATCACCGCGTCGCAGCGTGACCCCGACCTCGCGGGCCGCACGTACACCGTGTCCGCGCCGTTCGCCAAGACGGACGCGACCGCGCGCCGACTGCGCGTCGAGGAGGTGATCGAGCCGTGACCGACGACCTCGCCCGTCTCGCGGCCGACCTCGACCGCATCCCAGCCGCCCTGGTCGTCCGCCTTCGACCTGTGGCGGATGACACCGGGCGCAACGTCGCCCAGAAGGCGCAGCGCATCATCGGCGGGCAACTGGGGCGCGGCGGGCGTACGTCGCTGCCGCGCTACGCCGCGTCGATCACCTACGACGTCGAGGTGGCCGGTGCCACGGTGGCCGTCGAGGTCGGCCCGGAGACGGGCGGGCAGGGGTCGTTCGGCCACCTGATCGAGGACGGCACCGCCACCTCCCCGCCTATGCCGCACATGGGGCCCGCCACCGACGCCGAGGTCGCAGCGTGGACCGCGCGCTGCGCGGACGCTTTCGCTGATGCCGCCCGTAGCGGCTGACGGCCGCGCCGTCACAGACGCCGTGGCAGCGCTGCTGACCGCCGCGGGTCTGACTGTAGGCCGGGGCCAGGCACCGCCTGGGAACCCGCCCTACGTGCTCCTGTGGGGCGGTTGGGGCGCACCGGGCGAGGGCACCGCCGCCGCACCGTCCGCGGACGGCTCCTGGGTGCGGCAGATCACCAGCGTCGGCGTTGGCCCCGAGCAGGCCGAGTGGGTCAACGACCGGGTGCTCGCCGCGCTGCTGGGCGCCACCCCGCCGCTGGGTTCGGGCCGCGCGCTGATGTGCCCTATCCAGCTCGACTCCTCCGGCGACGTCCAGCGTGACGACACCACCGCCGGCGCCCCCCTCTGGTACGTCCCCACCCGCGTCCGCATCGATACGACCCCCGCCTAGGAGGCTGCTTTGGCCACCGTCGCAACCCAGTCCATCAGCCTCGTCCCCGCCGGGGCCGGCCCGACCATGTCGGCCGCGTCGGGTGGTGGTGACCGCTTCACCCCGACCGAGCGCACGTTCCTGCTGATCTCCAACGCCTCGGGCTCGACGATCACGGCGACCGTCGTCACGCCGCGCACCGGCCCCGGCGGTGTCGCCATCGCAGACCTCGCGGTGACGGTCAACGCGGGCGTCCGCGGCCAGCCGGTCGGCGGTTTCAACCCGGCCGACTTCGCCGCCACGGACGGCCTCGCCGACGTCACATGGTCGGCGACCACCTCCGTCACGTTCGCGGTGCTGTCGCTGTGACCGACGACTTCCTCCTCCCCGACGAGCTGCCAGAGCCGCCCGCGGCCGGGTTCGTCCGCATCGCCCACCCCGACCTCGACGAGACCGCGGACGTCCACCGCCTCGCCGTCCACATCTACGCCGAGCGCGGCTGGACCGTGGTCG